TAGGCATAACTTCCAAAGCGTGAATAGCCTCATAAAGCCTATTAGCTGTCTTCTTGTCTATCTGCTTACGGTTGACCCAGAAGTCCACATAACGCTGTACTGTTTCCTCCCAAGTCTCTCTACGGTTTTCATCGGACAGCCAACGAGCATAGCGAGACTTGTGTATAAAAGACTGATACTGTTCCATTAATTATTCTCCTCTTCTACCTTCTCTGTAAGCTTGTTTAAATACCACTGTGCTTTCCGTAAGTCCTCTCCCCTCTTACCCTTGTATTCATAACGCCAAAGGTACTTCATACAGTTGCCCTTGAGATAGCCCTTAAAAGCCGCTGAGGACATGGACTCTTCAATGGCTTCTATACACTCAATGTTTCCTGTGTTGTAGTGTATAGGTCTGTTGATCACATCCTCTCCCCAATCAAGGTCTTGAGTACAACTTTCCTTTAATATCATCTTGTGAGCCTCTTCCATCGCCATGTCCGTATAAGGCTTTAATGTTACACTATCATTAGGGTCTATAGCAGGATGTTCCCTAGCCACTCTATTCCAATCAGCAGGTGTTGCGTCATTCAGTCTCATAATCATCATCCTCTGTGAATTTATCTCTATTAATAATTAAACGATCTTCAAAAGCATCTAAAATATCTTCAGGAGTTATGTCCAACACTTCACACAATAGAACAACATCATACTCCCTAATTACTTCTTCCTTTAATTCCTCAAGTGTTAGTGACATTTTTATTCCTCACATACTTCAGTAACTCTTTAGTTGTCTTTACAGTGAAGTGAGCAAAGCCTTCCTTATCACACCACTGCCCCATAGTTATCTTGTTACCCTTCCTTACTTTCTTGTTAGGATCTGACAACACAAATACTAACTCCCAATCTCCGATAGAATCTCTTATGGATGTGTACTTCTGTGTGTCCCCTACTCTAAAGTAACCCTTAGCCTCAATCAATATCTTCTTGCTTTCATGTACAAAGTCTGGAAGATAATTCTTACGTATAATGTAAGGTACTTTGTAAGGCTCATACTCAAACTCTCTATTAAGTTGATCATAAAGAGCAGACTCAAGTCCCGATCTAAAAACCTTCTTCATCTAGTATGATCTCCTGTACGTTAGGTTCCTTAACCACCTTACAGAGAAACTTAGGAGCGTAGGAATAGTTGAATACTCTTAAGTCTGGGTAGCAATGTTTTTTAAACTGACAGTAAGAACACCCTGTAGCTAACTTCATGTTGCCTGACTTACCATCAGGTACTGGCTCATAACAATACTCCTCTGGCTCATTACCTAAAACTAAGGCTTTGATGTGGTCAACACGATCTGTAATGTCTTCCTTAAGCTTATCGTTGTCAGTGTTATCTAAGTCGTACTTAAGATAAGTTAAATGCCCATTGGCTTTATCCATAGTTAGCCAACCTACCTGACGTTCTCCTTCAGACTTAGCATAAGCTTTGATCTGATCTATGTAACCAAAAGAATCATCATTAACTAAAGTAGCATCCTTGAACTTCTTAAACCCATAGCTACTAGCAGACTTAACATCAGTAACAACACCATCAATCTTACAGTCCATGTGACCTACAATGTCGTTTACCTTACACACCTTCTGCTCATCGGTAACTGAATGTCCTGCCATACGAGTAAGGAATAACAACATCTCCTCAATCAAGTGACCGTACATAAACTTTACATACGTATGGGGCAGAATGTCCTCACCCTCAGTTCCATTAAAGTGATTCCAAAGGTAGCGATCAGTGCGCCCAATGTTAGACAGGCGTAGCTTACGGTTATCCTTACGCTTCTCCTGTCCAAACTCTGTACGCATAAGAGCCTTAACACCTTCACCAAACTTATCTATCTCTGCCTCAACGTCTACGGATGAATCAGCATCCTTGCTGATCATTAGATCGTAGATGTCTTGCACTAAGTTATCCGTTGTTTTGTTGTTGTTCATTTAAAACCCCTTTGGCTTCCTGTGGTGTACATTTGAACCACTCGTTATTCCTTTCAAACAACTGCTCTAGCTTTGAGTGGGCTGTAGATTCAGCCTTACGTCTATCATCAGTCTTATAACTATAGTATAACACATAATCTCTGAAAGGGGAAGAGGTTTGATAGTTCTTTAACCTATCTTCAGCGTCCACAGCCATGCCTACCTTGACCCAACCATCCCAAGCTTTGTTGGTGATAATGTATACTTCACCTTCCGCACTCTCCTTGTAGTTTTCCAAGGAACTAAAGGCCGCTTCCTCAAACCCTTTGTATCTCCCTGCTTTGTACAGGGGGTGTAACTTAGGTATATATTTACCATTAACATACATACGTTCACGGTTGATACGTGGACTATATTTTTTTCGGTTAGGGTTGTTACAATCTTTGCATTGTGTTCTATTGAGTTTTCTCCAAGAACTATTCCAGTTGTCATCTGTGAGTTCTACACCACAGGTGTTACAACTTTCTTTAGTGAGTGTCTGCCCAACTATCTCCAACTTTAAATTCCCCTGCGAGGGGGCAGTTGAGTTTGTAGTGGAGTCCTGCGGCTTCGACACAACTGGTTGCAAGTCTTCCGAAAACCTCTGCTTTCTCTTCTCTAACCTCTGTCTGGATTTCATCGTGTATGTTTCCTATAAAGTTATAGTTAATGTTCCACTTAGTTGCGTACTCATCCAACAAACACAAGGCTTTCTTCATAACAATAGCCCCTGCGGATTGCAACAAAGTGTTCAGTGCCGCGTGTTGTGACCGTACATAGACCCTTCGCCCATCCAAGCCAAGAACATAGCCTCTTCCAGATGCCACTCCAACTCGTTCTCGTAGTCTTCCAAGAGATGGCGTATTTCCAAGGAATTTTTCCTTAAGTCGTTTACCATCCTTTGCAGTTCCTCCAACGATACTTCCGATCTTGGCATCTCCTGCACCATAAAGGAAAGCGTATATGAAAGTCTTTGCTTGGTCTCTAGTTTCAAGGCCGCTAGCCAACTGATTTGCCGTGTGAATGTCTCCTGTGAGAATTTCATTTGTATAGCCCTCATCGTTCATGTAATGTGCAAGCATCCGTAACTCAAGACCGCTTGCGTCCATACCTACAAGTTTGTAACCTTCTGGTACTGTCCATACGTCCCTGCACTCCTTACCATAAGGGGAGTAAACCGCAGGTACTTGACCCATGTTAGGACTTGAATGAGTCATACGTCCTGTCACTGCACCGTTAGCATTGACATAGCCATGCACTCTACCGTCATCCTTAACAGCCTCCAACCAACTCTGAACCTGCGCCACACGCTTCTGTATCATAAGATACTCAGCTATCAAAGCGGCCTGTGGTATGTCCTTCACTGTACCTAGCACTGCCTCATCAACGATGGCCTGTCCTGTCTCAGTGAATTGCTTAGGTTTCCATCCATAGTATTGCAAGTGTCTGCCTATCTGCTGTCTTGAGCCTAGATTAAACACAGGGAAATCTATGCGACTAAAGGGTGCTACCGCTGTCTCCCATTGATCACCCAGAAACTTTAAACCTACAATAGAGAGATAACCATTCTTCTTAAACTTAGGTGTAATCTCTTTGACAAATGTTGGCAATGGTTTAAAAACCTCATGCACTTCATCTTCAAGGTCATTCTTTTTCTCCTTTAATGTAGCCAATAAATTGTATGCCTTTCCTTGGTCTAAGAGCCAACCTGTTTTAATCTGCTGAGTAACAATGCTTTGTACTTCATGCTCAAGATCAATGCTCTCAGACTCAAAACCTCTAAGTTCAGAAAGCAATCTCTTGTACACCAACGTATTAACTCTAACGTCCTGTATACAATACTCCAACATATCATACGAAAAAACATCCCAAACATTATGATCTCCTTTAGGGCAATTAAGTATAGTACCCCAGTTATCTAAGGAATGACCACCCTCTCTTGATGGATTAGCTAATCGGGACATTACCAATGTGTCAGTTATTTTACACTTGCTAAAGTCTACCGCTAGTAGTTTCTCCAGTACAGGTATGTCATACCCTATAAGGTTGTGACCAATTAGTTCGCACTCGTCCTGTAGTTGTAACCAAGTTATAAATTCAGGTAGTCTATCTCCTGACCAAGTAAGGGAATCATCGTGACCTATCTGTCGCACAACAATACACCAAATGGTATCAGGGTCAAGGCCATTGGCTTCAATGTCAAGTACAAACTGTTTCATTAAAACTCCGATTCTTCACCCATAGGGCAACTAGTTTCAATCATCCGACCTGTCTCTTTATCGTAGTAAAGGTAACAAGCCGCACCAGTGAGTCCAACAAATCTGTTCTTGAGTACACGAACTGTTGTGGTGTTCCGTGTCTCAGGGTCAGCGTGTTGCTGATCTCGTTCAAGTCCAATGACCATATCACTTAGCTGTGCAATAGCCGCTGAACCTCTGAGTTCTCCCAAACTAATCTTACCACCATCTTCATGCGCCTTTGAGCCGCTAGGTCTACGCAAGTGTGATACTAGGAATAGCCCTACACCTGTCTCTTGAACTAGCTTTCTAAGGTTAGTCATAATGCTGTCGATGGCTTTACGCTCGTCACCATTGTCCTGATCACTGACCACGATACTCAGGTGGTCAAGAATAATCCACTTGCAGTCCAACCCTTTAGCCATATAACGTATGCGCCCAAGTAGGTTGTCCTCATTAGTAGAACCCCAGTGATCAAACATATAGATGCGCCCAGAGCCTAACGTCTTATCCCAATAACTCTTCTTCTCTTCCTCAGAGATAGTTTGGTTAAGATGTAATTGCTTCTCAGCTTCAATGGACATGATGCCTAATGCTGTCTTAGGTATGTCCTCCTCCAACGCTAGGATGCCTATGTTGTCCTCCGTAGCACCTAACAGGTAATGCTCTAACTCACGTACCATTTGAGACTTACCCATGCCGCTACCACTAGTGATTGTGACTAACTCACGCGGACGGAACCCATAGGTGTACTCATTCAGACAAGCCCAAGGATAGGGTATGGACTTAACATCAGCTTGCTTGATGATTAAATCCCAAGTCTCATTACCTGCAATGATTCCATCGGGCTGATATGACTTAGCGTTCCACCACTCACGAACAAAGGTAGTGACCTTGTTAGCCTTGAGCATATCCCCTGCGTCCTTCATGGACAATACGACATTCTTTGCCTTGTTAGGGGTGAACAAATCAAGGACTGACTTAGCCGCTAACTGCCCTGCTTTATCTGCATCAAAACAAATGACCACATTCTCAAAGGACTCTAACCACTCAAGGTTTTCTTTAATGTCTTTTGATGCTCCGCTTGCGCCACTTCTAATGGAGACAACAGGCCATTTTCCGTCAAACATTTCGTGAACGGCAAGTGCGTCTGCCTCGCCCTCTGTGACCGTAATGTATTTACCGCCACCCTTGAAAGCTTGTTGACCGAACAACCCAACATTATTAAATTCTCCTGTAGCATAAAAGTTCTTGTTGTCCACGATGCGTACCTTAGTGCCTAACACTGCACCTGAGTCCTTGTCGTGGTATGGGTAATGGTGTTTGCTGACCTTCCCATCAGGGGCAAACTCAACGGTGACTCCGTACTTCTTAGCCACCTCTTGGCTTATTCTCCTGTCAGGGATTGCCGCTACTGTTCCTGTCATTTCCAAATGCCTCGCTTTTCTTTGTGTTGCTTGTTCTATAACCTGACCATTCCCTTTCTCGTAGTAGCCACAACCACCTGAAAAACAGGTGGCGTGACCATCGGAATACCTCGCCAAGTTATCCCTTGAGCCACACTTAGGGCATGGCTCATGTCGGACAAACGAGGATGTCATTTAGAAGTCCTCTCCACCAGTATCTTCCGCTACCTCTAAGACCTTGATCTTATTGAGGTAGGTAGACATCCCATGTACAGGATGGGGCTGACCTTCCGCCCATAGTACACGAACCTTAGACCCTCTGCCAATGCGACCTTTAAAAGCACCACCATCAGCATCAAGCACAGGCACACTGTACTTAGTTGAGAACTTCCGTTGCTTTGCGCCCTCATACTCACGCAACTTAACACCTTTGCCTTCCAACTCGTCAGCGGTTGACTCATCCAAGGTTAGGACAACTGAATACTTACCAGTTGACTGCCCCTGATACATCTCATGCTCGTCCAAGTTTTCAAACGCTAATAGACCTTCTAATACTGCCATAGTTACTACCTCTTTTTTTCTCTAGCTTAGTGAATGACTCTTATGTATAACTTTTGTAACTTGTTATAACTTAAGAATCGTTTGGTTAATACTATAATTATATATTAAATATTTTCCTTTAATACATAAGTATAGTATAACATGAATTAGGGCATAACCTCAATCATTCAAAGTTATACCCATTATTCATCAAATCAATACTACTGTTGTTCCTCCATATCCGCTAGGAATTCAAAGGGATTCACAAGGTCATCAAGAATGATCTGCATAGGGCTGTCTATCTCCCTTGTTGCCTCATTGGATGCTGACAGGCAGTCTGAGCATAACTCTGAGT